CCAGTTTTCATCTTCACCTGCTTTAGAATAATCCGTAGGTCTTACTGCGAAAAAATCAGTATGTGTATGTCCTCCTGTTAAGTGATAAAACCAATCTAATGCAGAAGCACTTTCTTCATTATATTCTATAACTGGTTGATATCCTAGTTCTGCTAATTTCTCATTAGCTCTTTTCTTAATAAATTCCTTAAGATCTTCTTTCTTAAGATTTTCTAAATCTCCCATCTCGAACATCTTGTCAATGAATTTGATTTCCATTTCAACCATTAATCTAGCAGCCTCTTCTATGTCAGACTGAACTAAATCCCTAAGTTCAACAAATTCTTCACACATGTGGTTAAATAGTTGACATCCCATTTTTGAATGTAAAGATTCATCTCTTACTGACCATTTCATTTGTTGTCCAATTCCCTTAAGTTTATTTCTCATTTGAAAAGAATAAAGAACTGCAAAGGAAGAATATAAAGCTACTCCTTCTGCGAATGCAGAAAATATTGCTAATGATCTTGCAACTTCTTGTCTTGCAGATGAATTTTTTAATAGATCTTCGTGAGTATATTCTGCTTCGGTATTCATTAAATAATCAAATCTTTCTGCAGTGGTAGGTTCATGTAAAAAGGCTTCAAAATCTTCTAGGCCTAGTGTTTCGTTTAAATATGAATATGCAGTTGCATGAATTGTTTCTTGTGAACCGAACATCATTGCCATTTGCTTTATCTCCCATTTAGGAAACCAATTCGTAACCATCCCTGTCCAATAATCTGAAACTGCACATTCAGTTTGTGCAAACCCCAAAAGAATATTTCCAACTAAATTCTTTTCAGAATCCGTAAGTGTTTCGTTCCAATCTTTGACATCACCTTGCATTGAAATTTCAGTATGAAGCCAAAATGCTTGAGCTTGTTTTAACCATCCTTCTGTATAATATATTGGGTATTCAAACGGCTTATACTCGATTCTTTCTCTAAATATTGATGGTTTCATAAATTGTTTTTGTTTTTTTTAATTTTATACTAGTTCGTAAAGTCTACAAAAGACCAACTGTTAACAGATTGGTCTCGTTAGTAGTCTATATATTCATTTAGAATTATATTCTGCCTCTCGAGACAAAAAGATTATGTTAATCTTTTTTTAAGTCTGTCAGCTTTAGTGAAATATTCATAGGATGTTTGTTTATAATCTTTACGTTGATCATACAAATCTCCTAGAATTTTCTTTAACATTGAAGTCTCTTGTCTATATACAACTCCGTTTTCACAAACGATTACTTCTTTATCCTTTCTTCGCTCTGCGACTTCATGCTTTGCTACCTTTTCAACAAAGGCGTCAGGTGAAATATTAAACTGTCTCATTATAGAAGGATATAGTGAAGCAAAGTCAAATGCACTTACACCTTCATAGTAACCTGTTATCGGTTCTTTGACAAAGGCACCTGCATATTGTGCATTCTTTTCACTGTCTTCTTTCTTTTCAGATCCAATTCGTTTACCTTCTTCTGATAGTTTTCTTGCAATCAGAGATTCTGTAACTGCCACTGGCGATGCTGCTTTATATAGAGGCATCTTTGTGATGTTTGCCAGAGTTAAAAGTACTTCCATTGATTTCAGCTTCTGGTCTATATAATAAACTAAAACTGAATCGACTACATTGTAATAGATATATTTAACAAAATCATCTCTATATAGGTCCTGTAGGGAGCCTGTAAACTTAATTTTATTAACATTAAGAACCTGACCTGAAACATAATCAAGTGCATTGGATTCTTTTACCTTTACACTTCTGTCATACTTATCATATAATTGCATGTAATCTAAAATTCCAATATGTAAAGGCCTACTATCGTTTCTGTCTAAAGATTGAGTCATAGAAACTTCAGCAATATCTATCTGTAATCTTTTACATCTGTTTACAATATATTGCCAATCATAGTTTATGAAATTCCAACCTGTCATCATAGGAAACTTAGGCAAAAACTTCATTAGGAACGTATATACCATATCATATTCTGAATTGAATTTTTGATATTTAAATTCCCAATCCTGGTCAAAATCTTTAAAATACTTATTAGTATCGTCTTCAATCTTTTGAATACTTTTAGAATCCATGTCTTCCAATCCTAATACAATGGCCTTATGCTCTGGTGTAATTATAGAAAAAGATAGGATTCTACTTTTAGCTTCTTCGGCCTTTGGAAAGCCATCAACTATTTCAGTTTCAATATCTACAAAATATGTTTTAGGCATATTATATGCAAAGATTTCTTTTTTATCTTTTTCAGGTAATGAATCTAAAAAATAAGTTAAAGAAAACTTATTGTATCGTCTTGCACTTCCTAGTTTGACTGCTCTGCCATCCCAGTTTTTATGATCTATGCTTTTACCTTTGTCGTTTTGGTTGCATACGTACCAGTTCTGATATTGTGAAATTGGATATTGTTTGAATGCTACCTTACCTTCTGTGTCGTAATAGGAGATAATAACATCCCTGTCTCTTTGTTCAATATCTAATATCATTAATAGTTATTTTTCTGACGGTTAACATTCTCTTCTGCCTTTGCGAAGTAATAGTTGTATGCTGTTTTAGCATCTAGTCCGATTGAAGCCGCATAATTAATAAAGAAATGTAGAATGTCTACCCATTCCATATACAATTCTTTTTTGTCGCCTTCGGACATATCAGAAATTTTTAACTTATCGTATTTGGTGAAGTCTTTTTTCCAGTATTTCCACACTGCATTTCCACTACCATCCTTTATACCACCTAGCGCATCTGTCATTTCATGGATTTCATCAACGACAGCATGTGTGTTACAGTGCCAAAAATCCATAATTTCTCTAATTGTCATATCATCGAATTTTAAACCATAAGTTTGCTCCTGCATACTTTTTTGGTTTTCCATGATATCTGCTAGGTGTGTTGTTGATTTGTCGTAAAAATCTTTTACTTCTAGATCTTTACATTCATTGTCAATATTTGCCATTTTTTCGCTACTTTTTAATGTTACTTATTATTCTACTTAAAATAATGAATCTGTTTTTAATTCTACTGGTTTTTCTACTGATCTTTTATTAACATTGTTAATAGCTTCAAAGAGATCATTGTTAACAACTTCTGGTGCGTTGTGTAATTTAGCTAATCTTAGTGAGTTTTTTCTGAACTCGTCTCTTCTTTCGTTATTATTTGCTAATTCCAAAATCTGTGGAATCGAAGCTGCAATATCCTCTTTATCTACGAAGATTGCAAAATCTTTAAGTTCTATAAAAGGAACTCCTTCTGTTCTATGAATAACGTGAGTTCCCCAATGTTTGTCAAATAACGGTATAGTTCCCGCTGCGATGACTTCACACATTGCGTATTCAATCATTGAACCATATAGTCTTTCTGGTAAGTTAAAGAATTCTGCACCGAACATTGATTTTCCAAGTTCTGCCATTCCTTCTGCTAAGTTATAAGGACCATACATATACATTCTGTCTTCAACCTGTGGATATGTAACAGGGTTTTTAATTTCATGAACTTCAAAGATATCTTCTCTTAGAGTTTTTCTATCTTCTTGTAAAAACATAGGAAGAGCTCCAATAGATCTTTCAACTCCTCTACATTCTGTTACAAAATTATTACCTTTCAATAGTTCCATAATATCGAACATTCTAAAAGGATCTTTAAATCCAGCGAATCTTCCAAAGTATGTATTTCTTCTTTCTTGTTTTTCAACAGGAACTACCGTGTTAGACCATGCATCATAGTCGTAAGGATTAAGATTCATTTCAATCAATGGAGTATCAGGGGCATGCTCTCTTAATTTATTTGCAAAATTAGATCTTGCAGAATAATTAAACATAGCATCCATTGATTTCATGATTTCCCAATACTTATAATTCTTAGCTAAGTTGGCAGTATTATGATCTAAACAGTTTCCTATTTTAATAGGACTTTCTAAACCATAAATACAATGCTCAATAAAATCTTCGTTAAATTCATCTCCTACTGATTTATGAGGATATGATGTATAATATACTACATCGCTCTTTTCAAGTTCTTTAGCAATATTAGGAATATCTTTTCTCTTGAATTCAGTGCAAACGATGTCTGTAGTTTTATGGCGAGGCCATTTCTTTTCTACCGCTGCATAAATCGTGGCATCGTGGCCCTCTTTAATAAGCCAGTTATAAAATTCGATTGTGTGTCTTGTGAGTCCACAACCTTCAACTCCTTTTGCTAATACTAATGCTATTTTCATATTTATTTACCGTTTTCGTAATTATCTAAACCTTGAATATATGCCACTGCATCTAAAAGATTATCTCTTTTATGATTGTAGCTTTCTCTTGAAAATTTAAGAGCAACTAGTGCTTTAAACATATCAGCGCCATTTACATCATGACCTGTCATACCTTTAAATATTAAAGCAGCTCTGTCCATACCTTCTGAAAAAGGACCGTAGTTACGATCCGCTTCTTCACTTCTGTTGTTTACAATTTCATTTGCTTCTTCTAAAATACTTTTCATAAG